TGTTACCACAACTTTATCAGCAGGTATAAATAGTAGTGTTACAACTATACCTCTTACATCTGTAACAAACATGCCTTCATCTGGTAAAATTAAAGTCAACGATGAAATAATTTCTTATACAGGTATATCATCTTTAAATTTAACAGGAGCTACTAGAGCTGCAGATGATACAACAGCAGCATCACATACTAGTGGTGATGCGGTAACTAATTTTGTTAATGGTGCTGATGATATATTAGAAGCTAGTTTTAGAAATGCTAGTAATATAGATGTTCCTTTAACTAAAATAGCTAGATCTGCATATCAAGCTTTATCTAATAAAACATCTACAGGTCAACCATCACAATATTTTGTACAAAGATTTATAGATAAAATTACAATTAATTTATATTTAACACCCGGATCTACTGAAAATGGTAAGTTTTTAAATTTCTTTTTTGTAAAAAGAATACAAGATGTAGGGTCTTATACTAATGCAACAGACGTTCCTTATAGATTTGTGCCTTGTATGATATCAGGATTAACTTTTTATTTATCTCAAAAATATAATCCACAAAGAACACAAGAATTTAAATTATACTATGAAGATGAATTACAAAGAGCTTTAGCTGAAGACGGTTCTTCTTCAAGCACTTTCATTACACCAAACTCTTACTTTACGGAGGTTAATTAATGGCTGTTGGTAAGCATTCAAAATTTATATCTGATAGATCTGGTATGGAATTTCCATATACTGAAATGGTTATAGAGTGGAATGGATCAAGAGTGCATATATCAGAGTACGAAAAAAAACATCCACAACTAGAACCTAAAAGATTTATGGCAGAACAACAAGGCTTACGTAACGCAAGACCAGATAGAACTGAGCCTGCTGTAGCAAGATTACTAGGGCCAAATCCATTTTCTATAACTAGTGGATCCACAACTGTTACTGTTACAGATATAAATCACGGGAGATCTACAGGAGATACTGTAGTTTTTAGAAACGTAGAGGGATCTTTAGGTGGATTAGCACCTTCAGTGTATCAATCTGCGTCTGGATTTACTATTACTGTTACAACAACAGATAAGTATACGTTTACAATAGGATCAACTCCAACTATAACAGAAGACTCAGGAGGAATGACAGTCACAGCAGGGCCTGTAACTCTAACACCATAATATGGCATACAATTTAGCAAATTTAAGAACTGATATTAGAAACTACACAGAGGTAGATAGCGGTGTTTTATCTGATACTATCTTAGATACGATTATTAAAAATGCAGAAAATAGAATATATAGAGAAATAGATACGGACGATAATAGAGTTTACGCTACTTCTAACTTAGTTAATGGAAACAGATTTGTAACCATACCCTCAGATTTAAGAAATATAAGATATGTTCAATTAAAAGATACAAACGTAACACCCAATACTCAATCTTTTTTAGAGAAAAAAGAAACTAGTTATATGGCTACTTTTTACGATACTCCTGGAACTGCTTCAGGTATTCCTAAATATTATGCTAATTGGGATGCTAATTTTTGGGTGGTAGCGCCTACTCCAAATGCAACTTATGAAATAACACTGGCATATATGAAACAGCCAGTTAGTATAACCAGCACTACCCAGCCAACAACAGCTAATCCAGCTTCTACGGTAGGAACATATTTATCAAACAAATACCAAGATTTACTTTTATATGCATGTCTTGCAGAAACATATGGATACTTGAAAGGTCCAACAGATCTGTTACAATACTATGAGATGTCTTATAAGAGATCAGCAGCTTCATATTCGATAGAACAAGAAGGTCGAAGAAGAAGAGACGAATATCAAGATGGTGTTATTCGTAATGTTATTAAATCACCATCACCGTAATAAGGAGATAAAAAATGGCAAATGTAGTACCACATAGTTTTAAAAGTGAATTACTTTCAGGAACGCATAATTTTGCAAGTGGAGGTGATTCTTTTAAACTAGCTTTATACACAGCCGGATCTGGTTCACCATACGCAGCTACTGATACAGCTTATTCTTCATCAGTTTCTAACGAAGTTAGTTCTGGTGGCGGTAGCGGATACACAACTGGAGGATTACAGTTACAAAGTCAAGCGGTTGCGACTGGAACAGGAACGGCAACAGTTGATTTTGCAAATTTAAATTTTCCAAGCGCAACTTTTGGTGCAGCTTATGGAGTTATTTATAACGATGATAAATCAGATAAGTTGTGTGTAGTTTTAGATTTTGGTGGAACAAAGACAGCAACAAATGGTGACTTCACTATTGTATTCCCTGATCCAAGTACACCAGCAAATGCGATTATTAGTTTAACATCGTAATAGGAATTAAATATGGCGTTTATACTTAACGATAGGGTTAAAGAAACCAGTTCAACTACCGGAACAGGTACGTTTACACTTGGTGGAGCAGTCTCAGGTTTTGAAACTTTTGCTGCTGGTATCGGTGGAGATAATACTACTTATTACTGTATCTTTGAAACAGGAACGGCAAACTTTGAGGTTGGTTTTGGAACTTTAAACTCAGGAGCAAGCACGCTTGCTAGAACTTATGTTATCTCCAGTTCTAATAGTGATGCTCTTGTAAATTTTGCAGGTGCAACAGAAGTATTTTGTACCGTTCCAGGTGCAAAGATAGGTTTACCAAATCCAGAAGAATATGGTTCTTCATCAGCGCCAAAAATAATTACTGTTAAAGTAGGTTCTAAAACAGGTAATCATCCTTATCCAGCAGGGGGAAGTTCTAGTAGTAATGCATATTTTTTAGATGGATTAGAATCACCGGCATTAAGATTTTCTGGTGCGGATTCAAGTGCAAAATATTACTATAGATTTGATCAATCAGATTCATCAAACAGTTCACACCCATTAAGATTTTATTTAGAAGCAGATAAAACTACAGCGTATACAACAGGTGTAACTACAAATGGAACTCCTGGATCGTCTGGTGCATACACACAAATTGCTGTAGACTCAGAAACACCTAATATTTTATATTATCAATGTTCTTCGCATGGATTCATGGGTAATCATGCTACAAACATTGGTAACAAAATTAATTCAAATTTATCTACTATGGGAGACCTGACGGTAGGTACACTATTTAAAATGCCTGATAATACTTCAGGAAAAATACTAGTTGGAGATGGCACAAGTTATCAAGAAGTGGCTGTATCAGGAGATGCAACACTAGCTAGTAATGGAGCACTAACAGTAACAGGAGGAGTATCTGCAGGTTTCGTGGTTGCAATGTCAATCGCCTTGTAGTAAATAAACATTATGGCACAAGATTTTGAAAGATACGGTCTACATGCAGTAGGAACATCAGCAGCAGCGGTACATACAAGTGACTCTGATGATGCAATCATTTCTATTCGTTTAGCCAACACAACAACATCAACAATAAATGCAAGTGTGTTTATTACATCCACTGTAACAAGTGGATCACAAGACCACTACATAATTAAAAATGCACCGATAGTTGCGGGTGGATCGCTCGAGCTTATAGACGGTGGAAGTAAAATAGTAATTGAATCGGGAGACGTGGTGAAAGCACAATCCGACACTGCAAGTTCGCTAAGTGTTTGGATGTCTGTTGTCGATGCAATTAGTACGTAAGGAGATTCATGGCCTATTTAGGAAATGCACCAAAACAAAATTTAAACACCATGAACTCTCAGCAGTTCAGCGGTGATAATTCAGAAACAAATTTTACATTAAGTCAATCTGTTACGAATACTAACGAAGTTGAAGTTTATGTAGGGAACGTTCGTCAAGATCCCCATTCAGCTTATTCAATATCAGGTAATACAACTTTAGCTT